CTACCCATATTTGATAAGTACAAAAACTGTATTTACTTGAATTTCCTAAATTGTAAAAGTAAGCATAAGCACTTGTTGGATTTGCTGAAAAATAGTTTTGTGCAACTATTCTACTAATTCCTGTACTTTTTTCTTCAGCAAAAGAACCACCTGTAGTTCCATATTGTAGTGCATATTGATAATCACTTGCAGTTCTTAAAGTCCCACTTTCATAAAATTGATAACCACCATTTAGATTTGCAGTAGAACTTATACTATTTAATTGTAAAAAATGAACATCATATTTATCTTCTTGAATAGAAGTAAAATCTATATGTGAAACTGCACTTACAGTTTGTTCTTGAATAAGTTCTAAACTTCCACCAAGTTTTCCTTGTGATTGAAGTTCAGCTACATCAGTAATAGAAAAAACACCACTATTATTAACAGTTTGATTAGGTTGATTTTGTCCTAGATAACCATAAGGCATTGATCACTCCCTTATGTTATTTCTAAAATACTTGCAAACGCCTCTAAATCTCCACTTGCGTTTCCACCTGTGAGATCAATCTTATCTCCATTTTCTAAAAATATTTTAGAAGTTCCTGCTAATTCAATAGTGCTATCTGCTGGAACTGAAATTGTATATGCAATTCTTGCATTACCTGAAGTTCCGTCAATAACATCAGCAGTAATTGTGTCATCTGTAGCTCCGTCCACATTTGTAATTCTTAAAGTTACAACAATACCTGTTCCACCACTTGAATTGGTGTATAAAGTTTGTGCAGATGAAGTTACATCTAGATATGCGTTTTTATATGTTTCAGCCATATTATCCTTTCTATCCTAAAGCCAATATTAAACCAACAGTAGCACCTGCGGGAGCTAAATTTGCTATATCTTGTGCAGTAGTTTTTTTGATATTGTTACTATCAGAAATATCTCCAATAATTACTTCATCTCCACCTGCAACTGTAGCTGAAGTTTGTGCATTAACATCAACTGCTAGTGATACTGCACCTGAAGTTCCACCACCACTTAATCCTGCACCTGCAGTAATTCCTGTAATATCTCCTTCTCCAATAAAATTAGCCCATGCAGATCCATTGTAAAACTGTAAATCGTTTGTATCTTGTAAAAAGCAAAACATACCTTCGCTTGGGGAAGTTACTGCGGTATCTCGTGCTGAACTATCAGCAAAAACCATTACAACTTGCTCTTGAATATAATTATTAAAATCAGACGCATTAACAAGTTCGCCTGTTGTCCATATTTTAAATCCAGCACCTGCCATTAAAATTCTCCTTTATTAAGTATAAGCAAAGCGTGTTCCAATTCCAAGTTTAGCAGAACCTAATACCCATGCACTAGAACTTGCAGGAGATAATGTAAGTTCCCAATTCCAAGACTGACTACTTGCATTAACACTGTGGCTTATACTTTCTATCCACAATTCATCAGTATAGCTTGAACTATCAGGATTAACTATTTTAACTGAAATTCTATCTCCAAATTCTAATCCTAAAGCCTTTTCCCATATATTAATATTTTGTCGTGGATTAATCTGCAGTCTATCAACTCTAACAATAGGAATTGAAGTTTCTGCTATTTTTTGATCAATTAAAGATAAAACATCAGTATCGCTAACATTAATTGTTGTTTGTTGGCTTGATAAAGGCCTGTATTTTTCTACAGAATTTGCGTCAGAAACATATTGAGTATTTCCACCTTCTCTAACCCACTCATAAACATTTATTATTTCGTTTAAATCAAAGCTAGTTATAACATCTGTATAAGGTAAATTTGTTCCGTCGTTACTAAAAGTTGCTTGGACTTCAGTTGCACGAATATTTGAAAGTCTATATGCTCTATTTCTAAAAGTTGCTGATCCGTCTTTACCTATAAAAAATTGTGCATTTTCAGCAGTTGCACACTCTCTAAGAGCAGTCAAGATATTTTTATTTGATCCTGATTGAGATTGAACTTCATTTGTGCCTGTTTGTATTGTTCTTAATCCTGAAGGGAATTGAATAAGATTAAGTATTCTTGACACACGATCACTACTTAATTCCTGTTCATCTTCATAACCAAAAACTGTTGAAATACCTAATCCTGAAAAACCTGCTCTACCTAATCTCCAACCTGCACTTTCAAAGTTTTGCGAGTTAAATATTTTAAAAGCATCTACACAATTAAAATTAACTGTGCTATCAGCACCTAAAGCAGGATAACTAACAGGTATTGTATCTAAAAAACCATAAAATATTGGATATTCAACGCTATCATAAGTTGCTTTTATTCTTACAACTTTATAAGGTTGTATTTTTGTAACTGAATTTAAACTATCATAATAAGGACTTGCAGTATTATTTGGGTTAAATCTGTTATCTGCATTTGATAAAGTTAATGTTGCAGTTCCTGTTACAAATTGTCCTAATTCGTTTTCTCTACCTCTTTTTGTATTAAATTGTCTAACAAAAGCAGATATATCAGTAAATGTTTGTGAATTATCAAAAGGATTACTGTCAAAACCAACTTCAACAGTTAAATTTACATTACTATCAAAAGCAACTGTCATTATGCGAAAGTTACCCCTCTTTTAACTGCTTTAGTATAAGCATTAGCAACACTTTCAACAAATTGCTCATCATTACCAATAATTGTTCCTGCATTGTTATTGATCACTATATTTGTTTCTCCAAGTCTGCCCATAATATCTGCTTTTCTATCAGCACTTAAACCACCTGTAGTTGTTGGGAATTTTTGTGAGCCTGCACCACCACCTGCACCTGCACCTGCACCACCACCTGCACTTACACCAAAATCAATACCAACCTTTGATAAATTACTTGCGTTATTAAATAAAGTTCCAAATAATCCATTTATTTCTCCGATTTTTTCTCCTGTAATATTTGCTAATTTATTTAATGCGTCCTCAAAACCTTTAGTCCCAACACCAAAATTCGCAAGTGCGTTGGTTAAGTTTTCTTGAGCTAAAGCTTGTTCAAGTAAATTTCTTGCTGACTTTTCACTAATTTTATTTAATTCTTTTTGAGCCTCTGAAACACGATCTATAGCTTCCTTTCTTAGATCCTCTGCTCTAGTTAAATCCTTTTCTGCTTGTTCAACTTCTCTTAATGCGTCTTTTTCCTCTTGTGATATTGCAGTGCTTTCTTCTTTTAATCTACTTAATTCAGCAGTTGCTATTTGAAGTTCTAAGGCTTTTTCTCTTGATCCGTCTTGTGCATTAGTTAATTCCTCAACAGCCATTTTTTGTCTAAGAATTGCTAATTCTTCCTCTGCAGTTACTTGAGCGCCTAATCCTTGAACTTCAGCTAATTTTGCTCTTGCGTCCTCTAAGTTCTTAGTTGCTTTTTCAACATTTTCATCTGCCTTAATTCTATCTCTTACTGCTTTGTTTCTTTTTGTTTCTGCATTATCAATTCTGTCCTGTATTGCTTGTAATTGATCATAAGCACTTAAAACACTTTGCAACCCACCTAATAAACTATCCTCATAAGCCTTTGCGTTTGCAAGTGCCTCGTCAGTATTTTCCCCAAGTGCAACATTATTTGCTCTAATTAATTCAGTTAATTCTGCAACTGTGTAATTTTGATCTGACATTACATCAGATAATTCAGTTTGAGCCTGTGTAGTTTCCTCTGTTTTTTTACCTACAAAACCTGTATAGTATGATTGTAATTTATATGCGTCTGTTAAACGATTTGCTTTTTCTGTAGCCTCTGCATAACTTTCATTTCCTTTTTTTATCCATTTAAATAATCCACCTAAAGCTAAAGCAACTGAGGCAATAGCCGCACCCCAAGGAGTAAAAGCTAAAGCCGCACCTGCTACAAAACTTACTAATAGTTTGACACCTTTACTTACTTCATTAAGTCTATTTTTAAAGTTTTGAAACCTTTCAACTGCAATAGTTACTTGCTCAATAAATCGTGAAAGAGCAGGCACCATATCCTCTCCGATAGTTATTTTTAAATTTTCAATATTGTTATTTAATAATTGAATTTGTGCTTTAAAACTTTCTAATTGTTTTTCAGCAATTTCTGCAGTTGTACCCTGTGCTTTTCTTAATTCATTTTCATAATTTCTAATTTGATCCGTTGCACCTGATAATATCTTTACTGCGTCTGCTACACCTCTATTTAATCCTAATTGATCCAATGTAGCCGCCTTCATTTCGTCTGACATTGGACCTAAAACCCTATCCAATTCATCAATAATGTCTGCAACATTACGCATATTTCCTTCAGTATCAAACATTTGAAGGCCTAATCTTTCAAATTCCTCTTTATTTCTTGCAGTTGCTCTAGGAATATCACGCAATACTTGATTTAGTTTTTCTCCACCTTCAGCACCTTTTACACCTCTATCAGCAAAAGCCGCCAAAACAGCCACACCTTCTTCAATATCTTTATTTACTACCTTTAAAGCCGCACCTGCCTTAGTTGTAAGTGCCTCTGAGAATTGTTGAACTGTTGCGTTTGCTAAAGTATTTGCTTTTACTAAAACATCTGTAACACGAGTTAAATTTTGTAAGTTTTGTTGTGCGTCTTTTACAGTTAAACCTAACGCTGATTGAGCGTCTGTTGCTAAGTCTGTTGCAGTAGCCATATCAAACATACCTGCTTGAGCAAATCTTGCAACTTGTGGTAAAGCCGCAATAGATTGTTCTGCGTCTAAACCTGCTGAGGCTAAAAAGAAATAAGCCTCTGCACTATCAGTTGCTGAAATTGCAGTTTGTGTAGCAACTTCTCTTGCAGTTCTAGCCATTTGCTGATTTTGAAGTTCTGTAGTTTTCATGATCGCTAACGATTGTGTTAGCTTATCATCAAAGTCTGTGAAGGATTTGATACTTGCAGAAAGGCCTTTTGCAAGTCCTATCATGGCTACACCTAAAGCCGCAATACCGACTTTAGCTAATTTTGCTACTGATCCACCTAATAATTGACTTGATTTGCCTAAACCATTTAATTGTGCTTGAGCAAGTTTAGTTCCTGCCGTAGCAATTCTAATTATTAAATCTGCACCAACGCCCATTATTTCCTTTTCTTCTTAGCCTCTGCTTGTGCCAATGCTATTGCTTTATTCTGTTCATCTTGTTCATAAACATAAAACGCAACCCATTGGTTATACTCGTATGAGGACATTTTACTACGAAGTTCCCCAACTGTCAGCCCAAGATCACGAGCAAGTCTAAATTGAAAAAAAGTATCAGGATTGTTCTTGAAATTCGTCAGACATTTCTGCCTGAACTTCTCCCCCAATTCCATTAATATCTGCTATTTCAACAAATATGCGATCAATTATAGTTGCGTCTTTATCATAGAGTTTATCTATAGCGTCATCATCAAGAACAGGATTGATAACACTTGCTTTTAGTAAAGCCTTTTGATAGTCAAAAGCGTCTTTTCCAACATCAGTTGATATTCTTGCAAGTTCAACTTGCATTTTTTTAGTTAAACCCTTTACCTGTATTTTTGCCTTCCACTCGGGAATTTCAATTTCTTTTACAGGCACATCAGGAATATCTTTAATTTTACTTAGATCTAAATAATCCATTTGTGTTCCTTTACTATTTTATTTTAAAATTAGTGAGTTGCTCTAGTCACATCTCCACTTACTTGAAAATCAGCTGAATAAGATACAACATCTCCTACAGGAGAGTTTTGAGCATAACTTGTTAAAATACACTCGCCTGTGTATTTAATTGCTCCTGATCCTGTACCTTCAGGCGAATATTCAAAAGATAGAGTTGCTGACTGACCAATTACTGCACCTAAAATTCCGTCTAAAGTGCTATCCCAAAGACCTGCAACACTTAAAGTGCTATCTTTTAGGCCAACAATATAAGTTTTACTTCCGTCTCCGAGTGTAGTTGTTTCAGCCACATCTGCAGTTTCAGGGAAGTCCACAGAATTTACATAACTTGATATATCAGTTAATGTTCCACCTGAATTATCAATTTTAAAAACACTGTCTTTACCATGCACAAAAGCCATGTCTATTTCTCCTTTTTAATTATTTCTTCCAAAACCGATTATAGCAGTAAAAGAAGGACTTGTTCCCCCAACTGTAAATTCAGCTTTTAGATATCTATTTACTATAGTACCCTCTGCAACAGTTTTAACTTCTGAAGTGGTTGTAGTTGCTTGTGTAAAAGTTACTAGATCCACATAAGTTGCGTCATCAGCAGAGTGTGTTATTTTTGCGTCAAGTGTAGGTGTAGTTCCACTTGCACTTGAAACAATTAAAAATCCTGCACCACCATTAGCAGTTGATAAGGTATTGTCCCTAGCAGTTCCACT